GAAACCGATACAGCCGTCACGAAATCGTCGATCGATGATCTCTCTTCGGTGATCCGTCCTGGAGTGAAGGCCGTCCCGCTCCAGCCCACGGCTCTTGCCGGTCAACCTCTGCTCAAACAAGTGGCTCAGGAAGCCAATTTCAATCCCCTCCTCAACCTCGCGATCAAGCGGGAGACGGTGCCACCCGGAGACGCGTTTGGCGATCTCTATCGTGGCGGAACCGAAGCCCAAACCCGGCTAGTATCCCAGAGACTCGGAGTGGAATACAATCCGGCCGATCCGACGCCGATCCCTTTAATGTTTGCCGATCGCGCGGTGGACATCGCCCAACGTCCGATGGATCGGATCGTCAACTATTTCGCGAATGAAGACGCCGCTGCGGTTCGTGACGCTATTGTCAAAGGATTGGAGGAGCGCGCTTCAGCCACTCCCGACAGCGCCTTGAAATCCAACTACGCCCACCTGATTCAAGAGGTATGGGCCAAATCACCCAACGTGGCCGGGATGAACGCCTTGAAAGTCTACGCGAACAAGGAGTCGGCCAGGCTGTATCGGATGTTTCCTGGAGCTCAGATCCAAGCCACGGCGACACCGATTCAAGCCTTCAAGGATCTCGGCGATCTGGTCCGATCCAACTTATACCCCTTTCTCCAACAAAAAGGGGCCGCCAATTTGTTCGAGTTCGGCCGTCAGGAAGCGGTGGCTATCGCTATGAGGGACGGGATTTACCAATCGTGGACCGAAGCTGCGATCCGGCAAGTCGCCGACGACCGGCAGGGTTATCTCGATTGGGTCACTTCCGGCCACAGCGATACCCTGCGGTTCGCTTTAACCGAGCGTTCAGCGGCGACGGTCGGCATGGCTGGACGCTTCTTCAAGGGAAAACCCAACCCATTAGGTGATTTCAACAAAGCCTTTCGCAACGGGATCGGATCGACGGGCGGGTTTGTCCCTCATCCCGCTCTCTCACGCCGTCCGAAGTTCTGGCCCGATCCACTCACGGGTCGTGGCGAACGCGGACAGCTTCCGATGGGACCGACACCACCGATAGAAGGAGGACCACCCACATACCAGGAACCGCTCTGGAGAGAACCCTCTGTGGGCGGGCCACGCGGGCCACAAGGACCTCCCGGCGAGGAGTATCGAGCGGATATCCGCCGCCGTCAGATCTGGCGCGAAGGGGCCGAGCCGAAGCCCAAAGGCCAACTCTCTCTAGAAAAGGGAATTCCGCCCAAGCTATTCGGGATCGAACAGACGCCGTTCCGCTGGCAACCCGCCCAGCGTGAAACCTACACCCTCAAAGATCTCAATGACATGGGACGCGAAATCATGGACTATCTGAGCAAAAACCAGCCCCGACCCAAAGTCCGCCAAGAACTCATGAGCGACCTGATCGCGATCCGGCGCGAGATCAACCGGCGTATGGCTGCCCGGAAGGCTGGTCCCAGTATGAACTTCTAACGTCTCCGGAGCACGTCTAGGATAGAGGTTCCAAATAGGTCCGCAATCCAGCCCGCGATAAATAGAAGAACCATGAGTAGAACCCAACCTACAAATAAAGCTGCTGCAATCGTTACGATCACTCGACTTCACCTCACTTCATCCATAACCCTATTTGCGGTGGCCGGACTCGATACCGGCTGGTGGCGCTTCCGCTGGCAATGATTCGGATTTCTTAATCGCCGTATCAAGGAGCCTCTCTTCGGCGAAACGCCAGTCTGGACCCTTTAACCCTGTCCGGTACTCCGGTTACCTGCTCCTAACGGTTTGCGCTCACTCTCCATTCGCTCCCCCTACTGCTAGAGGGACCTCGCTAGGTCTGTGTGTCCTGTCCACACCGCACCGCAAACTCGACTTCATCTCACCACATTCCGGCTCGCCGCAAAACTCGGCTTCGTTTCAGCTCGTCGCAAACCACTACACACCAAGACGATTCTCGAATTCGTCTCGCTTCGTGACAACTCGTAACACCGCAATGCGATTCTCGGATTCGTCTCGTTCCAGATCGTCTCGCCTCACGTCGCCACAAATCACCACTCGGCTTCGTCTCGTCTCGACTCGGCTCACATCGCCGCTCGGCTTCACACGGTCATGGCCGGTATCGTCGGCAACGGGATCTCCGGATCAGGCTTCTCCTCCGGCTGCAAGATTGAACCCAGGTCCGCAATGGTCGCCACATGCCGGACGGTATTTCCGCGGATCAGTAGCAAACCACCGCAATGAAAACAGTTCGCCCAGTTTCCCGTCGCTGCAATCGGGTTCAACTGGGTCTCCCGGACATCGTGATTGGCTCGAACATGGACCGGCGACGGCTTCCGGGTTTGAGGCTTCCCCTTCCGGAGAGAACCCGCTTGATTCGCGTGCCAGCGTTCATGTGCGGCCAACCCTCTTATATCTATTGGTTTAGCGCAGATCGAACACGGCACTCGACGCATTATTATTTTTGTTTTTGCCTTCATATCTATCCTCTCGCGGCCTCATCGACGTCTTTGGTTTCGAGGATCGCTTTGCCTTCCCTTTTGTACATCGCACAAGCTGGTGTCTCACACCACAGCTCGACGACAGGAACTTTTCCTTCACCGTGAGCAATCGCCATCTGACCCCAGCACGATGGGCACAGAAACGTAGGTTTGAGCCAGACTTTCACGGTTTCAGCACCTCGAAAAACGCCTGCTGCCAGTAGCCCTCGCCGGTCACGTAAGACTTCTCGATCACATCCGGTGGGACACCGTTTTCCAGGAGCAGTTCTCGCTTGATGGAACGGCGGCCTTTCACCCACGTCGATCGGAATCCGATACCGTTATTTTTCACTCCCTGAATCCCGTTCATCGTACAGACATTCGATAACCCGGCTTTGATCTCGTTCAGACGTTCGATCTTCGACTTGATCTCTCGATCCAGGGCGAACCCTTCGTCCAACAACGCTACGGCCTCTTTGGCGTCGCCAACGTTGAGTGTTCCAAACACTGGCTCGACTTCGGTTTGTTCTTTCATAAACGTTTCCTATTCGTATCGGGGCGACCCCCTCTGGTACTCGCCTTCGTCTCAGACCACCTCGCAACGCGGCACCTCGCGGCACGGCACGTCACCGCACAACTCGGCTTCATCCCTTCGACCATCTACTCATGATTTTTGACTCCGCTTCGACAGGTACACGAAGATATGACTCCGATGAGTCTCTGTCAAGCATAACATTCATCATGGTCGCGGCAGTCATGTCCCCGACAACCTCGGCCCACTCTTCTTCGACTTCAGACAGCAGTTCGTCGTGGATACTTACGAGCGGTTGCACCCAGACATTCCTCTTTCGGAGGTCTTCGTGGACTTCCTCCATCTCTCCCATCGTCAGCCGCATCCAATCCGCACCCGTACCCTGGACCGGCATGTTGGCGGCCTGTCTCAACCCTGCCGCTCGAATATGGGGTAGCGCCGACTGGACTTCAGGCACCTTCCTAACACGCCCGAATAGGGTCCACACGACACCGTACCGCCGCGCCCGATAGAACTGGTCCTCGATATAACCCTTGACTCCCGGATACCACTCATTGAACCAGCGTTCAATAAACCGTTCGCACCATGCCACGTCGATCTCCGGAGGGAGAGGGAGATTGGCCGTCGCGTAGGTTACACACATCATGTCGAACAGTCCTGGCCCGCCCAGACCATAGAACACCCCGAAATTCACATTGCGGCTCGGTGTCCGCTGCGTGATGTAATCTGGCGTCTGGGTATTGAACGCCAATTTGGCCGTCTCGTTGTGGGGGTCAATGCCGAGTTTGAAGATCCGGATCAGGTTCGCGTCCTGGCTGTAATGCGACCCGATTCGCATCTCCTCTTGACTGAAATCCGCCGAAACTAAACGGGTTCCCGGACTGGCAACAAACCCCTTGCGAAGTTCGCGTCCCAGTGCCGTACGGGAAGGGATGTTCTGGAGGTTGGGATTCTTCGTTGCCAACCGGCCGGTCTCTGTCCGCGTATCTAATACTTCCGCATGGACCCGATCGGTCGCTCCATAGTGTTTTAATCCGCACCAGCAGCTCCCCGCCGGATGGTGCCGCGCTAATTTGGGTAGCGCATCGCAATAGGTACTTTTAAGTTTCATTCTCTCGCGATAATCCAACACTTTCTGAATCACCGGATGCTCGCGCTTCAACCCTTCCAACTGCTTCTTCCCCGTCGATACCCGGCTGCCAGAAGGAGTCATCTTCAACGGCTTTCCCTGACCGACTTTCAGTACATCAAAAAGCAGGGTGGCCAGTTGATCCGACGATCCCACATTCATGGGTAGATAATCGTCATCGCCAATGAGATTGGAACGGCTGATGAACTCTTCTAACCGGTCCGGAGGGATCACCTCACAGATCTCTTCACGCAAGTAACGGGCTTCCCGTTCCAGGCGGATACCGAGATCGGCGAAGTAGCCTTTATCGATCGCAATACCATATTGCATCATCCGGCGGACCATCGGAACGGGTAACAAATCGAGCTTTCTCACGTTTTCGAGGTCGGGACGGTTGGTTACTTGGATATCACCATACAGGCTCATATCCGCCGGTTTGGCTCATACCCACCGATCTCCGGCCATAACTGACCTATCCAATACTTGAAGCCTTCAGAGTCGATCAGGCCCGCCCGCCACAACTGGAGGAGAACGAGTTTACGGTTTGTGTTCACCGCAAGCCATTGACGATATAACGGCTGGGCAATCGGAACGGATGGGATCGCCATCGCCGCCACGGCTCCTCCGCAACACTTGAAGAAATCTCTTCGGTTCATCTTTCGAAATCGGCCATCATTTCAACGGCTCGATCGGCAGCCGTCACTAGTTGATGAAGTAAGGGCAACAGCACTGAGGAAAGAGCGACGATGGAATTCAGAGGATCTTTCCCCTTGACCCGCGCCATCAAATCCCCGGCGATCGCCTGAGTCTCTTCCAACGCACCCGGTCTGGCGATACGGTGGCAAATCGCGCTGAGTGGTATCTGAACTTGTTGGGCAAGCTTCGCGATCTCATTGCGCCGGTCGATGGTGGCTTCCAGACCAGACTTGCCACTGGTTCTGGCCTGACTGGCTAGCTCCCTGACGGCTTCTTGAATCGCTCTCTCCTTATCGGTCATGATCCTCCTCACGAACCCCGAAATAGCCGAGCCGCTCCCGTTCTTCCTCAAGCGCGACCGCTAATTGCAGAGTCACATCCGCGTCTCTTACAGCGTATTCGACGGCCTCCTCTTCCGGCACCCAGCCAATCCCCTTCTCCGGGAGATCCAAATCCAACCCCCACTGCTGTTCAATCTCCTTTAACCGGCTCTCTATGTCGTAATCCGGACTCTTCATCCCAAATTTAAAAATGCGTTCCAAAGTCCTGTAGGCGATACTGGGTTTCTCGACCACCTTGACGGCTCCGCGGCGGGTTTCCTTCCACTCCAGATCCGGAGTCAAGGCCGCTTCCATCAGCAGCTCCGACAGTCTTTCCAACAGCTTTTCCCTGGAGGCGGCCCCCACGAGATCCGACCAATCTTGCATCCGGACACCGAACAGGCGGTAGCCGAGAACCTTGAGACTCTGAGGCAACCCCAGATGATATGACTCCTGAAGTGTGTCTCGATAACGTCCATGATATCGAACGCCGATGAGATCCATAACCGGCAGGTCGGCCGGAGCGTGATGGAAGACCAAAATAGCACCGCTGTCGAGCCTTGAATTGAGCAAATCCACCAAAACGGCCACTGCCTCCGTGTCGGACATTCGAACCAAGATTCCTGTTCCCGGCCGCAGCGACACTTGGATACTGAACGGCGCCCCGGCGTGACTTTCGGTATCTATGCCGATCAAGTCCATATCTTCCTGTTACGGATACGACTCACGGTGCTCTGATGGACACTGAACCGTCCGGCAATCTCTAGCTGCGTCCCGACGGCCCGTCGTATCGCTTCGACGACCTTCGGCCCGTGTACCCAGCTATAGCGATGCGGCTTAACGAGGACGCCGACCCTTTTCTTCTTAGCGGCATCCCGCATGTTATCCGCGTCCGATCCTGAAAACAGATGGGCCGGATTGCAGCAAGGCGGATTATCGCAGTGGTGGCAGATCAGGCGTGATGTGTCCATACCCGTGATAGAAGCGACAACCCGGTGGGCGTAGAAGGAAACCACATGCTTAGGCTCGATAGCCACGATAAACCGGCCGTAACCCGCAGCCGTTCTCGGACCCATCCATTCCCAGCAATCGTTTTTGTCTCCAGTGCGAATCGTCGAATGGAGACGGTGAAGTTGATCACCACTGAACTCCGGGATAGGTTTAATCATGTTTTATTTTCTCGGTATCGGCCCCGATCAGGTTCACTTCCGTCGTATCGCAACGGTCCACTCTCGCCTCGGCCGAACCTGAAACCGCACACATATCCGGCACATCCTCCCGAACGGCCTGGACGACCACTTCGTCTCTTCCAAATGATGAAGATCCTTCCCACAAATCGTCTTCCACTCATCCATTGTCACGGTATCGACAAGGTGGGTGGAGGAGGTCCGCCGCGAATAAACGGTATGGTTGAATTTCCAAGCAACGTAGTCCGCCATTTATTCTTCGGGCTCCGGTCCGAGATACGTCTTCCAACACTCCCCGTGCAGTCCGGTGATCAACCGCTCGCGCTCGTCTGTTGTGAGCTCCGGAAAGCATCTTTGGATCAACTCCCCCGCCTTCCAACGCCGATACGCCGCCTCGTCCAGATCGAACTGCTGGGTCTGTTTGCACACCGGACAGGGCTTGCTATAGATCCGTATCGTCGGCATCAGGGATTCTCCTCGAAGTACGTCCGCACCCCATCTTTATGGACCAATCGATAGTCCGTCTCGGGATATTGATCGACCGGCCACACCCACTCTCGCGTCTCCAGCCACGGTTGGAGCCGCTTCCAATCATCGAGCAACACGCTCATCCACCTCGTTTCGTGTAAACCTAACGCGGGATGATACATGGGAACAATAAATCCCTTCCAGCCAAACAAGCTCCCCTCGAAAGGACGGCCATGATCCGTCTCTAATCGGAGACCTGGAACGAGGGAACACGCCACTCCTCCTAACAGGAATACGATCTCCGGTTGAACCTTATCGAGTTCACCAGGGAGCCAATGGGCCGAACACCCGGCGATCTCTTTCTCGTTAGGAGTGCGGTTGCCCATCGCAAAACATTTTACTGTGTTGCTAACGAATACCTCCGTTCTAGAGAGCCCGGCGAGCGGGAGATAGGTTTCATTCCACTCCCGCCCGGATGGACCCACAAACGGAATCCCTTGTTTCATCTCCCACTGGCCCGGTCTTTCCCCGACGGCTCCGTATCTCGCCGGACATGGACCGTGACCCAGGACCGGCCTGAACCTCCTGGGACAGATGGGACAAGTCACGCCGGTAGTCCCTCACCAACGTACTCGAACATCCTCTCCCAATCCGCCCGTGGAATATGACAATGCCGGAGCGTCCCGGCCCACTCCGGTTCGATCCGTAACGGAACATAGGTCACCAGATCCGGACCTTTCCCGTAGTGGTCCCGCGACAGGTTGATGAACAGGTACAACTCACCAACACCACCACCTTTGCCGCGGCCGGACACAGCGATCTTGCGATAAACTCCAGAGAGCATCTGGCCTCCTATTTCGGGAGTAGATTTTCCGGGAAGTCGATCTTCCGTATCTTACTGTTCATCCACATCTTAGCTACCTCGAATGGTAGGCGGATGTTGAGATAGACCGCCCCTTTCAGGGTTGTGTTTACTCCATCTGCTGTTTTTGGATCGATCTCCCCGTTCAATTGAAGATTCAAAACTTCTTCGTAAACATCACGATGGTTCTGAACCGTCTTCAACGGCATGAATCGTTTCTTCTTATCATCGGCTTTGCTTTCGTCAGGCATACTCCTATCCTTTCTTTGAATTCGGTACTCGGCTTCGTCTCAGATCACAGCACTCCAGCGCAAATCGATACTCGAATTCGTCTCGTCTCGACACGCGGCAACGCTCAACGAATCACCCCGGCCCTCGGCTTCATCTCAACACGTTACGTTGTGTCACACCTCGGCTTCACGTCGTCTCGCTTCGTATCGCGACACCGCTCTGCGCCTCTTGTATTCATCCCAGCACACTTCAGCGCAACCGCACAGCACGTCTCGGATTCACATCGCCTCACTGCAAGACGCAACACAACACATCGCCTCTCGACTTCGCCTCAGCTCATGTCACCGCGCATCACGACAGATCGACTCTCGGCTTCGATTCACAACAAGCTCGACTCCGTTCATCGCGGATCGTCTCTCGGATTCATCGCAGCTCAACGCGCTTCACACCAACTCACGCCACCACGCGACAACTCTCGGATTCACATCGGCGCACACCAGCGCAACACGTATCTCGGATTCACCTCACCACGACACTCGTCGCTACGCTTCACAACACAACTCGAATTCGCCACAACTCACTTCGAAACAACGCACCACGCCGCGCGACACGTCTCGAATTCGTCTCACAACACTGCAACACACACCATCACGTCACACGTCGCAACTCGGATTCGTCTCGGTTCGTTTACGTATCAGGGCGTCCCCTATTCTCAATACTCGAATTCGTCTCGCGCCACACCAGCGCAACTCGCGTCGAAACGCGGCACCTCGCTACGTCTCTCGTCTTCGAGCTTTAGCTCGCTTCTTCAATGGTAGCGATATACTTTCCTCCGCCCGCTGATCTCTCCCCACCGTAGCCGTGCGTCCCTCCATAATTCATCAGCGTACTCAGATCCTTGATACTCACGGAGGTTCCCAGGATCTTCAATCTGAATTTGATCATGGCGGGCCGCACCACTTCAAAGGACTTCAACGCATTGATGGGTTCTCCTCTCGGTCCTCTGGCGTGGACTGGCTTGTCCAACACTTCGTCGGCCGCAGTAACCGGAGTCCCGTCTGGCCGCAGGATCGGAATATACTCGTTGGCCTCATCCAAATATGCCCCGTTCACTACCCTTGTTGCAAAGCTCCGTTCACCTTTTATTTTCCCTATAAATTGCGCTGAGATCACCCTCGCACAATCCTTCAAATGCGCCCGTATCGTATCTTCCCGCACCACCAGCACCTCGTTCTTTTTCTGAAACACTCTTAACGGAATGGCCGCTGTTGTTGGATTGGTCAGCGTATCGAGAACCTCCTCGGTGATCTCATCAATACTCTTTCCTCCTGCTGGCATCACGTCCGGAGCTCTACTGTCCAACCAGGGTCCGACCAGATTCCCATTGGCAGGCACAGACCCGCACAAGTCCCGGATGAAGTCCCACCTCACGTTATAAACGGTCCAGATCGAATCGTTTCTCTCTTTCGTTTTCGTTTCTTTCTCGGTAATACTCATTGTTGGTTCTCCTGTTTTTATTGGCGACGTTCCGTTCCGTCTATGATGTACCGGTATCTCCCCCGGTGTAGGGAGTCTAATTATATGCCCACAGTCGATATTGTCAAGTGTCCACTTCAACCTTGCCATCGTGTAGACGCACGACGATTTTCAAAAACTCGGAATTCTTCGTTTCGGCCATTATGGTTTTCGTATCCAATAAAAGACTCTTCCCGCTGCCATAGAGAAGATACAGCTTATCCAGATGTTCAATCAGGCTGTGAAACTCCGCGCGGACCTCCTGTTCAAAAGTCATACCGGCCTCCCATATAATTCCTTCACCACCTTCTCGGCCGTGACTCGGCTCTTCTTAATCCCGAGAGCTTGCATCCACTCCTCCACACTCGCCGAAACCATACTGACGGCGTTCGGGAAGAACTTCCCCACTTGCCATGCCCGGTGGTCGATACCTTCGATTTGACTGGCCATCCTCACCACGAGATTGGGCGGATCGGGGTGGATCAGCCGAACTGAAGTTGACTCTGGAGCTACCGGAGCATAGATGTCTCTCGGGCTCTTATGCGCCTCCCAGTCCTTCTCCCACCAGCGATAGAGATCCACAACACACTTCGCGGTCTCAGTTGGATTCGCTGTTCGACGGATCTTGACTCCGCACAATTCAACGGAGGTGCAAAAATTATCCACTCCCTCGTATAGAGTCAACCTCTTCCCGAACAGCCCAGACCTCCATCCACCATTCCCATGGCAAATCTCCAGTTCTCCGCCTGGCCCCGGCCTCCAGATGCCCTCCACAACGAGGTATGTCACGTCGTAGGTCTTCAACAGCCCGCGCAACTGGTGGCCTTGTAACCGACCCGTCTCCATTGATTGAATCAAGTCGGATATCGTTTTCCTCTCGACTCCAATAGAGAGCATCCCCTCCGGCCCGTTCCCAGCGAAAGCCAGGTCACCGAACTCCAGCCTCGACAACTGAACGATAACGCCGAAGGGATGGAAATAATTCTTCAATTCACGACTTCCGGCACGATCGTCTACAAGTATTTGCGGGTTCATCTCGACTCTCGGCTTCGTCTCGCTACAACTCGCGTCGGCACACTTCTCGGCTTCGTCTCGTCTCGAAACACTGCGACTCGTTGCGCTACGGGTCGTCTCTCGGATTCACCTCACGCCAGCACGAATCGACACATCTCACCACACTACTCGGATTCACCCCAACACGTCTCGTCACAACGCACCACAGCACAACACGGACCGACACTCGGATTCACCTCACAGCAAGTCGTAACACAACACGCCGCAACGGTTCTCGACTTCACCCCACCACGCTCCACTCCACATCACGTCGCTTCTCGACTTCAATCTCCGCCTTACGGCTCACGGATAAATGAGTCCGCGTAAAAGCTCTCAAACAGCACGTTGCCGCCTCCGGGCCGGTCTGGTCAACGCGGCTTCTACCAGCCAACCCCGCTGAATCCTCGACCAAATCGCACTCCAATGGATACCCGTTTCATCCTGCCATGCCATCAAGCACTGGGTCTTCCCGAATGCAGTAATCATCCGGTTGGTTCGCCGGTTTCTAGCCTGTTCCATCCGCGTCGCCCAACAACAATTCGACGGCTCATAATTCCCAAGATTGTTCTTGCGCTCGATTGTATGCTGCGGGGATGGGCGCTCGCCCATATCGGCCAGGAAATTCTCGAATGAGAGCCATCGCTTACAGACGCGGATGCCGCGCGCTCCATAGCGGAAGTAATCCGGAGATTGCGGATGATGACAGCGGTCCAGAAGCTTACGCCAGACACTATAGATGGGAGTCCTTGTCCGCCCGTGGGTCGTATGGATCTGCTGCGTTATTTCCCGCAATAAACACCCACACGATTGGGTTCTACCACTCTTCAAGTGATCCAGCCGGACGGGCTTCGTCTGTCCACAATCACACTGGCAGATCCAATATTGGCGGTGCCTCGAATCCACGGGTGGGTCCGCGGGCTCGATCACCGTCCATCGTCCGAAATGTTGACCAATAGGGTTGGTTCGACTCATGGGATTAGCGGCATCTCGACATCGGGATAGATCAGCGACATCACGTTACTGAAGTTGATCGAATCGTCGGTGAGCAAGTCTTTCCCTTGCGGCCCTTCCAATTCCGGCCGTGGTTGGCAGTCGATCACGTCGCAACTGTACTTCCATGGCTTTCCTCCCCCAGCGCCGTTTCGTTCGTCCCAATATATGTTCTTCTTGAGTTCGATCTGGACTGCAACATGGTATCCAATGTTCGGGAAGCCTGCGTGCTTGAATTTACCGGAGGGTTTGGCACTATCCCCATCGCCGACCCAGATCTCCTGAGATTTATGCGTGAGCACGAGGTTCTTACCGCTCATGGCGTTCAAGAAATCGATGACATCCTGGTTAGGCCCGCCTCGATCACGCGGCATGATCCGGTTGGAGCGCCCAAAGTGGGCAAACAGGACGTTTTCCCAGAACTGCGAGAATGAGTCGATCCCGATGGTCTTGATCTCTCTCGATTCCAGAAGGCGGTAGGCGGCACGCATGATGTCGGAGATGTGTTTACGGTAATAAGCTTTGGCCTGTTCGGGATTCATCACGGCAATAGCCAGAGGATTGTCCTGTCGGATGAAGTCTTTTTCCGGCATGATCACATCGGTACGGCCCCATTCCTGCATCGTCTTGGCCACAGTGTATCGAGTCTTCCGATCGAGTGGGATGACGCCAATGGGACCGGGAGCGGTGGCTAGAAAGCGGGTCTTGCCACTACCCTGAACTCCGTGTAAAGCCACCACCATCTCAGGGGATTTCTCGATGTGGCTGGTGAACCCTTCAATCGGCTTGAGGATCACGCTTCCCTCTTCTCTTCACTCTTGAGCTTCAGCCACTTCTCGAACGCCCCTTTATATCCCCAGCACCCAGCCGGAGTTTCGTTATACAAATAGGCCACAATTGTAGGTATGATTCTGATGTTGACCATATCCGCCCGTCCCACCGCTTCTTTCAGATCGTTCTCGATACAGGCTTCCAGGAACCCGCCTGTAGGTACGCCGTCATTCACGTAACGTTTGATGGACTCCTCAATATCGCGTGGCAGGGCCATCCCGTAGAAAGTGTAGCTCATCGGATAACCTCCTTGAAGTGTTCACAGGCATCCATAATCCCGCGAAGATACGACTCTAACAGCAACTCGACGATCACCCGGCTGTCGGCCCGCAGCGTGCCCTCTGCCATTAACGGAGCGACACGAGCGAGTATCCACTCCCGCATGGCTTCCAGATTCGCTTCTGTTAAATACCGGCTGAACTCATCTCTTGGGCTACCGGAACGAACATCGCCGTCCATAACCGCTCCCTTTCTTCTTCTTTCAATTCCAGAGTGTACAGTCTATAAATGGGTGTATACGGGTGCCGGTAATCCCCGTTCACGTACAGAGTGTGCAACCTCGCCAACGTTGATCCGGTGATGGCCAGATAGCCACTGATCTGCCACATCCAAAGCGTCTCCCGGAGGATCGGCCGCTTCTCCGGATTCGAGCTTTTGAACGTGAACTTGAACTCGTCAATCACCGGCATCCCGCAGTATTCGGAGATCCCATCCGGACTCCCTGTGATCCCATCCCGCGTGAATTCTCCTGGTTGCCATACCATCTCCGGATACAAACCCGCGGCCCATCTCTCCCAAGCGACTCCTAACGCCATCCGTAAGGGGTAGGACCGTTCCCCGTGGATATCACCAATTTCCTCTTGAAGCTCGGCTTCTTTTTGGAGTCTAGCCGGGTCGCCTGCCGGTAGGGACCCGAACCACAACTTTGCAATAATCTGGGTGAGATGGACTCCGCCGGACCGTTCTCCGATGTAAGCTGCAACCGGCGCTTTCCACACACTCATATCGATGGCCTGAAGATCCACGTCGCACTGTTCGATGAGATTCATGCCCCGCGTGTCGATCCCGGCTGCTTCATGGTGGATGATATCTGAGCAAAATCCTCGAACTCCTGGATCATCGCGTCGATACTTTGGAGTTGAAAATCGTTACAACCGTCTCGAACACATAGATCCCGGTAATATTTCAGCATCGGTAGAGCCAGTTTATCTCTCCCTCTGAACAATATCCTGGGCTCATCATCCGGTATTGGTTGCATGTTCGAGGTTTTGACAATCAATCCAAGACCTGAAATGTGATGCTTCTCATCGATCCGTGGTCGCCATCCGTCCGGCGTCGATACTTGTATCTGCCGCATTCTTTCCTCCATTTCAATTGATCGATGACTCTCCGCCAAACCTCCGATCCACTCTATCCCGGAGTACTCCTAGAGTTATCGCCAGCACCATGAACGCATCGACTCGCGATAACCCCTCTTTAGCGAGAACATCGAAGACTTCCTTACTGATCCTGGCTGTATTCCACGCCTCTTCTTCCGTACTGCGAGAGGTCATCTCCACCCCAGCGGCAATCACCGTGTCGATCGCTTGATTCAACTGATCTCGATCGAACGTCATTCATCTCCCGGTATGGCCATGATCATTTCCTTCTCCCGGAGGAGCTGGAGCTCGATCATCACATCGGCCCAGCCCTGGAAGTTTTCGATACAGCCATCCGGGAAGGATAGCTTCTTTTCGATCTCGGCCCACATCAATAGGGTCCGCCGTTTGATGTCATCCATTTTTAGTCTCGATTCGGAATGTTCGCTCGTGTCTCGCCTTCGTCTCGTTTCGTCACAAAGCGTTCCACTTCGCATCGGATCTCGAATTCGTCTCGCAACAAACCACGGCACTACGCCTCGCCCCACTACGCTTCTCGGATTCGTCTCGCCTCGCAACACGCCACACCACATCGCAGCGAGACACGACGCGACTTCACTCCGCGGGAAAGATCAGTACTCCTAATCCGGCATCGAACCCGATTCCTTTCTCTCCAGTCACACTCGCCAACCACTCATCATTGCGGATGGTCTCATTGACCAAATTCTTTTTGGCCTCGGCATCCAGCTTCGTCCGCCGCATTAAAAAAGTCATGAAACTCGACTGGAAGAGCGCACGCTTGACTTCTCTCCCCTTATTTTGCTTGGCGAGTTCATCCAATCCATCTTTCGCGATCGCGTCATAGTCGGCCGCGACCACGGTTCCGGTTTGAATCTCGCCGTTCGGTGGGATGACCGCCGCCGATCCGCTATTGGGTGATGGAGCCTTCGACCCTGCTCCGGTCCTCGTGGGTATCGGCGTCTTCCCAGCGGGCTTTCCTTTCCTCTCATACCCAAATACGTGAATCTTCTTCACACCTAGTAGTGTCCTCTCCCGTGTGGCATCTCCGCCTTCCGGAGTGAAGCCTGTCTTCAGCCGCTCGACATCGAACTTGGTTCCTTCCAGATATGGCAGATAGCCGGTCTTCAACAATTCATCCTTGAAGCCTTTATCGGCCAGACTATGAGCGAATTTTGCCCAGGCGCAGTTCTCATAAATCTTGATCGGTTGGTGGTTGGGATCGCCAAACACGGTGTTGCCCTCCGCCCCGAGGGCCGCCCCCATATCCTCGGCCTCGCTGTCTTCGGGTTTGGCCAGCTTCCCTGGACGCAAAATATCGAGGGTATTCTTCCTGCCGAACCCTAAATGTTCCAAAGCGGGTTCGTCGTCGATCCTCTCCAACGTGTTGGGATCTAATTTGTACAGCTCTAACCGCACCATACAGGCCGGATCGGTTTGCTCTCCGGTTTGACTGTTCGGCGGAAATTGATACACGATACAACTGGCTTTTCCGATCTCCCAGGTTCCTTCCTGAGCCCCGAATCCTCCTTTAACGGTATCTTTACTCGATAGACTGATCTTTGGCATGAAACTCTCCTTTAGGTTGAATGTTGATGTGTAAAGCGAATCCGGCATGGGTGACCGGCTCATCGGCACCGCACTTGAAACAGATGCCTCTTTCGCGAAGCAGGTTGGGTTCTTGGAAGGTACAACGCTCACCACACTGGGGACAGGTGAATTTGAAGTAGATGACGGCACACTCCGGACCACCGAATCGAGTGACGACATCATCGGCCCGCTTCAGGATTTCTTCGCGCGGCAGGTCGCCTTGACGCGGCTTGAAGTTCATCGGCTTTCTCCTGATATTAGAAGTAAAAACGGATTGCACGTGTAATAATATGAGCCTGGACGACTCCCGTCAAGTCTTTTTGACGAACAATAACCGGTATCCGAAAGGTGAGTGAAGTATAATCGCCGGTCCGGCACCTCCAGATTCCGGCCACTCAAAGGCATCGCGGTGCTGGAGGAGACGTGCCTTTGCCGGTATCGACTCCAACAGTTCGTCCCACGCCAGCTTCGAGAGGACACACACGCGATCTTCCATCATTCGTCCATTCCGAGGGCTTCGCGTTTGTCGAGGCTGTCATCATCGGCGATATCCTTCCGCGGCGTCCGTTCTGGCAGCTTCGTCAACGGCTTCGGTATCGCACTCACACTGAACACACTCTGGCTGAACCAACGCGGTGCCAGCTCCCGATTCTTTCCTAATAACCACGATAAATGCGCGTCGGTGATAAACACCTCACACTGATCCGTCTCACTCCTCATCCCTCTCATGGTGGACTGGGCGAGTTCCTGTAAAGCTTCGGCATTCATCCAATCCGGATCGTATCTGGTCTTGGCTTTAGCCAGCGGGGATTGGCTGGGCTGGAATGGCACCTTGGCCACAATAATAAACTCGCATTGACTAGCTGGGAAATCCCATCCGGTCCCGAACGACGGGGATACCAGGATCGCCGGTGCCGCGGCCTTCCTAAACTTATCCGCCGCTTCCGAAGCCGTGTCCGAGTCGGGATCGGTGGTATTCGCAATCATGAACCGGGCGTGCTGGGAATGCTGGAGCAAAAATTGTTGACGAGCGTAGGAGACCGTGTGGATCAATCCCTTCCGGTCCAATCTCGCGCCGATGATCTTATCGATATGCCGCACCCAGATGGCCAGCTCCTCCTCACTCGTCCTCCGATCCACTCTCACGGCCTTACCATTCGATCGCGGCGGGCAGAGATACACGGGCGAGCGTTCGGCCGGGAATATTCTCCCCCATTCCGTGAATTGTCCCTGGAGCCCGAGCTCCTCCAAGGTTCGTTTCTTGAGTGTCGCACTCATCAACACCACTCTCTGAACTCCCTGAATCAACAACCCGGTATATTTCTTAGGTGAGATCACATCCCAGGTCCAGGTCCTCCCGGCTGGCGTTGAGGCTTCGTACTCGAACACCCACTCCACTTTCGTCTTCCCCGGCAACGGCACCGGAAATCGCGCCAGCTTTTCCTCCAGCCTCTTCCAGCGTTTCAGCCGGTCTGTGCCTGTTGGAGTGAGGGCCCGGACACTGAGATCCTGAATGGCGATCCGGGCCAGTGGACGGATCTGAGCAACCCAGTGTTGCCAATCCGTGAGATTTCCGGTCTTGGGAGGAACCGTCACGATCCGCAACAAATGGAGTTCTCTATCGTCTATCGCGATCCTTAAATGATTGGCTAAATGTTTAACGGCATGAACCGCCTCATCCAGAATCAGCGTGTCGAAATTCCCGATCGCCTTGATCCCGGCCGCCAACCAATAACTGTAGTTCGACAACACCACAGGCGCGGCAGCAGCTTGTTGAACCGCGGCGACGTACCCCTCCGGGTTCGCACACCCACATCCCATCGGCCGTCCATCCTCACAGGTACGTGCCATGGGACACGGATAGTTCACCTGGCCTCGCACATCGACGAGATGATTGCGGAAGTCTTTGAGATATTGATCTTCTAAACCTTTCGTCGAAGTGAGAATCAGGGTTCGACCGGGCAGGCCGAGCTTCGCAATCGTCGCCGCCACCAGAGATTTCCCCGCTCCCGGCGGCAGTCCTAAACCCTGCACGGCGGAATCGCCGTATAAAGCCTGCTCGACCGCTTCCAACTGCTCCGGCCGGTAGCTCTCATAGGAGAAACCGAGGTCTGCTGGCCGGAGGCCGTCCAGCGTGGTCACGATCTCGTCTCACGACACGGCACCTCACCGCGCCCCAACACACGACGCTTCGCGGCGATTCTCGTCTTCGTGGACGGCCTCCGATACTTCACCCTCATCGCGATTTCACTCTCATCGGGTCACTCCCAAATCTCTCAACGCATTTTCCCGCGCCGTCACCAACCGCTGCCACTCCTCCATCGTCCCGCCTTTGTCCGGATGATAAATATGGGCAAACGATCGAAACGCTTTCTCGACATGATCCACCGTGGCCTTCGCGCCGGGCGGTATCTCCAGAACCTCGCGCCAGTATTCGCCCGCTTTTTCGGGAATGGCTTTGAAGCCGCGAAAGGCCCGCTGCATCATGTCGGAAGACCCCCAGCGTTCAATGCCGCGAATCGCTTCAATCGTCTTCTGAATGGCCCGCATGTTTTCCCAGGCCAGCGCATATTTATCACAAGCGAAACACATCTCCTGTTTCTTCAACATGAAATAAACGGCAATTCCAGGGTCGTCCAGCCGGTGGACTCCGGCTCTGGGCATACCGTCCGCACGCAGCGGAATATTGCTCGAAATGATCACACTCGCGGCGCGCAAGCGGTCCAGCTCGTCACAAAGCTGCCTGCGGATCTGGTCGAAGGAGCCGCTGAACTGGCTACGGACCCGGTGACCCGCGGGGGTGCGCGGGCGATCCTCCGGCCAGTAGAGCGGGTAGGACTCGATCGCTTTATTCATAAAAGCGGAGGCCATCCAGGGTTCTGCTCATGGCTCGGCTTCACCTCGCTTCGGAACGGGTCACGCCACAGCAGCGCGATTCTCGCCTTCAGGACAGCCTCCGATGTCATTGTTTCCTCTCGGGAGTGTTCGCCTCCCAGACTATTTCTCGTGGTAAGTCCATTTCTTCCACTAACTTAACTTGATCAGCGTACAGCTCTAGGTACGCGGCCAGATCATCCAGGGAGATCCCTAGAACTTCCGCCAATCTGCGGGCGACTTTCAAGCTCGGGTTCCTCCGGCCCAACAAAACGAGCGACAGATGCGAATGCGATATCCCGACTTCTTTGCATAATTCTCTCAGGTTTAAATCCGGGCGAACCAACCCTTTCCGGCCTCTTCCTGTGGGTAATCCTTCGCTATCGAGCGATCGAAAATGACTCATAGAGTCTAATTATATACCGGGAGTCAAGTTTTAGAATCCTCCAACGGTGGTCCATCGCGCCGTGCCTGGAGCATGGCGTCGGCGACCACGTAAGCGAAAGTCGCCGTATCTTTGGGTGTCCATTCATCCCTGTTATCAGCAGCGAGTAATCCGGTCAGTGCCGCCGCTGCGAAATAATCGCGCTGGGTCAACCCGAACTGCGCGATATTTTCACACGGGAAAGCCAAGCCTCCGTCCGCCGCATCTAAATATTTACTCGCATCGAAATGTTTACTCTCAGTATCCATAGCCGCCTCCTATGTCCCGTCCAAAATACCTATGTCCCCGATTAAATAACTCATTATACTATACTTATATTATTTTGGGACAGTGGGATGGTATATATACGTGTATTTCTCTTTACGTGCGAGTGGAGCATATGCCTATAAGGACCTATTAACTTGGGACACCGGATAATGTCCCTTAATGTCTACCGTTAGTCGATATAAATGGCCGCGTCAATTGGACGCCGATCCAGAACCGGGATTGCCCATGATGGCTACATGGCATCGCGCCGTGCCGTCTCAAATACTTCCAAAAAGGGGCCGGTGTGGTCGCGGCGACTCCATTGTCTTTGGCCCACATCCGGGCGTTTCCCCACAACACCGCCGAGGTCTCGCGGCCGTCGCCGTGAAATTCGAGATGGGCCGCGCCAAAATCCTGCCAATCGTCCATCTCGGTCTGCCAACGCTGCTGGGGGAATTCGGCGGACGAGGGAGCCGCCAGTCCATCAGTCTGCCATTCCAAGCAGCCTTGAACGCGCGAGGTCAGGATGCCTTCACTTTCCCGCTCCAGCCTGTCGCTCAGGAAGCGATCCATCCGCTCGGCCGGAATCCGGATATTGAACTGAATGATCCGGAAACGGGAAAACGTCGAGGGACTGGCTTCGATCCGCGGCGCATCGTTGGCGTCGATAAACAGCTTGGCCGCCAGATCGAAAGTGATGGGATTCTCGAATAAACGGCGGACTTTGATGGAATCCAGGGAGGCGAGCTGCTTCATTGTGCTTTCATTCAATCGGGCTTCCGATGAAGGCTCCGAGGTGGTCACCAGACGCTTCCCGAAGAGACTGGCGAGATCGCTATTCCGGTTATTATCCGAGCGAGAATGGCTCAAGAGAGAATCGATCTGGACTTGGCCGCCGTAGTCTCCCGAGGTGTGCCGCCATGCCCGCAACAGGGTGGTCTTGCCGTTGTCTCCTTCGCCGATAAGGATGAAGTGGGTCTTCTCGCTGACGATTCCGGTTAGAGCGTATCCGGAGATGCGGCGGATATAGGCACGCATTGGTTCCTCGTAGAACATCTCGCTGACGGTACGATCGTAGATGGGGCATCCGGTAGCGGGATTGTAGCGGACACCCGTTGATAGCGTGCAGAAGTATTCCGGCCGGGCTTCCAGCAGCGCCCCGGTCTGAAGGTCGATGACGCCGTTCGGAGTATTCAGCA